GGTATATTCAATCACATGGTGATCCGAATATGACGCTGCCATGAAGGAACCCTTGGTTCCCATGCCTTGTCCCTTACCATACTTAATCTTCTCGTCAGAATTTCCGACATTCCAATTACACGTAATAGCTAGGCCTTGCCACGCTACCGCGAATTGTTGTCCAAATCGCTGATTCACTACTAGGTATTGAATACGAGATGGGAAGTTATCTGTCCATTGCTCAGCATCGATTGATATAGTATCATCTCTGCTTTCGAGGGTATTCACTTTATTGAATCCTTCGGCATGGTCAAAGTATGCAGATTTATCGTGAAATTCACGGTTTATCTTATGTTTGAGCACATTTTCGAATGGCTCTAATAGCATTTGAGTCCAGACATCGCAAATAGCGACTGTTCGGGACTTATTACCCTTATCGGGAACTGCCACTAGCTTTCTTAATGCGACCTTATTAAGATCGTAATTAGGATTACTAGTGGTGAATTCTTCCGCATGTTGTAGGAAGTATTCGTAAAAGGGAAGATTGTCTGTAATTGTACAAAGCGTTTTGAAGTGCTTGTGCAATGGAGAAGAGAGTAGCTTGGCTGCTTCCATCCCCGCAGATTCAATCTTCGATACGCCGTTTGGCCCTCTTTTATTCCCAAGGAAACCTTGAATCCTGAAACTATTAGTTTCCAGGGGTTGAGGTTCTCCCATTGTGTCTAGTAAGTATTCCTTAAAGGAATCTTCCCATTCACGAGAAATTTCAAATCTTTGTTGCAAGTTGCTAACATCGATTCCTGAGTAATCGGTACAGACCTTATTCACGTTGAATAGAGTCTTTAAGAGTCTGAGATTCTCAACTCTTATACTAGGTTCTTGTACTTTTCCACCAAGGGTGGGTACAATAGAATGATAGACCGGCCTTAAGAACCCAAAAACTTTGGGCCACTTATCGACCTTACCGGTAGACACTCGATCCACAGGTTGTGGACTGTGTCCCTCACAAAGAAGTAAGCAATAGAGGCAAATTGCCTTGTAATGCTTAGTTCCGTAGACTACGCCCAAATCCTTGATTATGGTGTTATGTACGTCTACCATCTTTGTGAAGAAATATTTGATATCCGACTCAGAATGCTGAGTTATCGGGTCAAATATAGGCACCATTAATCCTAAATTGCAATTAATGGTCCCTCGGGTTTTGAAACCAACCTTAGAACCGCGTTTCTGCGGGGAGATTGTTTTCTTCTTTTTCGATATGACTTTTACGTCATCTCTCGGAGAAGAACCAAACTTTCTGGAAGAATCCGAACTTATAGTCTTTAAAATATTAGTTAAATGGTATTTATTAATATTTTTTATAATCATTTAAATAATTTTTATTTATTTGAGCTGTGATTTCGGTCACATACCAATGTATGTCTGGAAACCTTTCCTACTCAGGTGCTAACCTAGTTAGTGCCAGTGAATT